TCTTTTTCACCATATGTGGCTATGCGTTTTGCATCTAGTGTTAAAGGCATCAGCAGTTTGCAAGAAGAGTATATACAAAATGTAAATGAGTTTTGTAATAAAGACTTTTCGTTGATTCAAAAACATGAAAATGACAGCAAACTGTTTTGGAAACTGTTGGCACTGTGCGGTGTTGGAAAAAAAATGTTTCACCCATGGATCAAAGCACCTAAAGGCAAAGGCAAAAAAACTAAAATGATGGAATTTTTAGATACAGTGTATCCTAATTATAAATCTGATGAAAAAGAAATGTTAAAAAAATTATTATCAAAAAAGGAAATTAAAAAATTAGCCAAAGATGCTGGGCTAACAGACAATGAAATTAAACAATTGGTGTAAGTATGTCATTTGAATGTAAGTTTTGTAAAAAGTCATTTAGTTCTGAAAAAACACTAATTACTCATCTTTGTGAACCAAAAAGACGTTGGAACAATCGTAAAGACAGAAACGTACAATTGGCATTTCGTTGTTATCAGCATTTTTGGAGGATCACATCGACTGCTATGAAAACTGAAAGAACATATGATGACTTTATGACTAGCAAATATTACACAGCATTTGTAAAGTTTGCTAATTATTTGGTTGATGTGTATGTGGCATCTGTAGAAGATTACATTGAATGGCTTCTTAAAAACAGAGTCAAAGTAGACAAATGGCCAAGTGATATTGTGTATGAGCAATATATTAAAGAGTTTGCTGTGCGAGAATCTGTGGAACGAGCAGTTGAAAGAACTGTGTTATCAATGAAAGGTTGGGGAGAGTCTAACAGTATGCCGTGGAATGTTTTCTTTGAAAAAGTTTCTAAATCAAGATGTATTCACATGATCAGGTCTGGACAAATATCACCATGGTTGTTGTACAACAGTAAAACTGGAATAAGTTTTTTACAGTCATTAAATCAACAAGAAACATTAATGATTGAAGATTATATTGATCCGGCGGCTTGGGCAAGTAGATTTAAGAAAAGTCAAGATGACGTAAGTTTTGTACATGAAATTGTAAAAAAGGCAAACATATGAAAACTGATGATTTTTTAGAAGATGTAGTTATGGGTTTAGCATTGTCTGAAACTGAAAACAAGTCTTTAAAAAAACAATGGTTACAGTTGAAAGTTTTGGCACAGTTAACTGAAAAAGAACTGTTTGCAAAAAATTTAGAAAATATACAAAGTGTTATAGACAATTATAATAATTTAGATACTAGAGTTAAACAACTTGAAATGTATTTGGGTGCATTAAAAAATCAATTTGAAGAATATAGAAGAAACAATGATAAAAGTACAGACTGACATTGATATAGATACAGGCGACAGAGATAAACTTTTAAGTTTATTCAAATATAATGTGGCAAGTATTTGTAATAACAATGAGTTTAAAAAGCACAACACTGGTGTTTATTTCACTGATATTCCTACAAATCCACTTACAGATTTGGCAACAATAGATTATGAAAATGCTGAAGAAAGAGGATATGTTAAGTTTGATATTTTAAATGTTTCATTGTACAAAGATATCAAAGATGAACAGCATCTAGATAGTTTGTTAAATAAGGAGCCATTATGGGATCTACTTGGTCACAAAGAATTCGCAGAAAACTTGTTTCATGTAGGCGAACACAGCCAAATATTACAAAAATTAAAACCCACAACAATAGAACAGTTAGCGGCAGTTCTGGCAATAATAAGACCGTCAAAAAGATATCTTCTTGATTGTGATTGGAATAAAATTATGGAAGAAGTATGGACAAAGCCTACAGACGGTGCATACTATTTTAAAAAGGCACATGCTGTTGCGTATGCTCATGCTATTGTGGTACAAATGAATTTAATTTGTGAACAATTACAAAAGTAATTTTAACTATTTGTTTTTTTAACTAGCGAAATATTTCTTCTAATTATACGTTTTTTTTGCACATTGTTTAGGCTTGTAGCAGGACCAAACACAATTTCCACATCTTTTGTAGTAAAACTTTTGATGTATTTTTTAAATATTTCAAAATCTCTATTAAAAAATATATTAATTGGTATGGTTCGATTAGATTCCCACCACCATTCTTCGCCAAGTGATAAGAATTTTTGTTTTAATTTTATTGAAGAAATATCATCATAAACATAGATTGACGTAACAAATTGATCTTGATTGAGCAATATGCCAACAAATTCATCATTTACGTGTTTAACACACGATAAAAAAGGAAACTTTATTTTTAGTTCTGTATAATCCATGTTTTTCAATAAATACTTATATGAGTACTTATGACCTTTATATTTTTAATCAAACGCACACACTTACACTGTCTACAGGAGTAAATAGTAATATGCCAATGTACGATAAAAATATAATACTATATCACGGTGTAGATAACAAGATAAATTTTGTCTTTAGAGACAATGATCGTACACCTTATGATATTTCAAATACCACTGTTTATTTTAATATGATTGGAACAGAAAACAAAGAAACAGTAGTAAGCAAAATTATGACCATTACAAGTGCTACTAAAGGTGAAGCACAACTAGATCTTACATCACAAGACGTATATAATATATCTGAAGGTTTATACAATTATTCAATTTATACACAATCATTAATAGATCAAACACAAAAAATTGCTTACACAGACAGAGCAGGTGATTTTCAAGGCACAGCAGAAGTTAGATCAGGCGGATTACCATCACCAAGACCTACACAAACTGTTGACAGTTTTACATTGAGAAATAATTTTTATTACAGTAATTCTATTAGCGGAAGTAGTGAAAGAAATCTTACTGCAAGGAATCACACTGTTGCAATGTATACTACTGGATTTACTGGCAATGTGTTTGTTGAAGGAAATTTAGATGATCAAGCAAGTACTGATGACAATGATTGGTTTTCGTTAGATGTCAAAGGTCAGGGTATAAATGGTATAAGTTTCACAAGTCATACTGGAGTTGATCCTTTCTTTTTTGAAGCTTCAGTGAAATGGATAAGAATAAAATACAATACAACAGCAGGTACTTTAGATAAAGTTTTACTAAGGAACTAATTTTGAAACATAATATCACATATGAGTATGTCAGTGAGGCTGACAAAGTTGCTATATGTTTGTCAGATATTGATTCTGATTCTTCTCTTAAAAATGTCATAAGATATACCAAAACAAATTTTATTAACAAAGGTACATTTTTACAAAACTGCAAAGATATTGCATACAGTGAAAATGCAAAAAAAATTATTTACGGTCTCACACAAAATTTTCAAACATTTACTGTTGCAGATGATTTTGATACTAGAGGAAAAGTCATATGGAAACACCTTAATCAAATTGTGTCAGCAAACATCAGGAAACTAAACATTATGGTATATCCTGACGGATCTATAACCAACAATGATTTTTACAAAGTGTCCAGAACACAAAATTATTGGGAAGATGCTGAAGCCATTGAAGGAGATTTTGTTTCTTTGACATGGATATTGATGGCAACAAAAGAATGCACTTTAAAAACAAAAGTAAAATTAGACATTCGCCATTGGGAAAAAAGTTATGTTGATGAATTAGATAACATAGTAAAATATTGTTCTTTAAAATACACACACAGCACAGATGAAGACACGATATTAATAACTGACAGAGTCATTGATGAACAGTTTGTAAGTGAATTTAATGGAACAAATAAACCTATCATAATATCAGTAGGATGCTTTTCTACAAATTACACAGAAAAAGATTACATAAAAGAATTAAGTGATAAAAAAATACATGTGGTTCCTTCATATTTTGTAAACATTGGATCAAATATTTTGGCAGAAGGATTGGCTATCCAAACAAGAAGTATACAAGACAGTTTTCAATTGATGCCAATGATCAAAGAAAAAGCTGTTAAATTTTGGAATGATGCACTCAATTACAGAATAAGTTTCTATGATGTTTGTTGTGAAATTTTAGAAAACCATTATCATAACACACCAAACAGATTTCGTCAAAATGATCAAGGTGTTGGTGTAATGACCTTAAAAGTTTAATTGACATTTCGCTAAAAATGTAGTACTATATAGGTACTATGGATATACAAACAGTAATTTTATCGCACATTAGTTCTAAGTCTAAAAAGACTCCATCGGGTTGGATAGCAGTAAACTGTCCAATGTGTACCACACAAGGTCATGCAAGAAATGATACTAGAATGCGTGGAGGATTTAAAGTTGGAGAAGTAATCAGTTATCATTGTTTTAACTGTAATTTCAAATCATCTTTTACAAAAGGTAGATTAATAAACAAAAGAATGCGAGAACTGATGTTGGCCATAGGAGTACCAGAACAGAAAATCAAAGAGTTGCAGTTTCAAGCAATCAAAGAACAAAGCAATGATTCACAAACCGGCGGCTTATCAAAATGGACACTGGATTTTAAAGAAATTAAATTACCAAATGATGCAATGCCAATAGAACAAGTTATAAAGCAGTCTAACCCTCCAAGTGATGCTGTGTTTGTTTACAAATACATTATGGACAGAGGACTAGACTTTCATAAAAATTTTTATTGGTCTCCAGATCCTTACATGAAAATCAATCAAAGACTTTTGGTTCCTTTTTATTACAATGGTAAAGTTGTTGGTTACACAGGAAGACTTATTAAAGATGTTGAAAATGTACCAAAATATTATTCATCTGTGCAACCAAATTATTTGTATAATGTTGATAAACTGTTTGAAGACAGAGTTTACACAGTGATAGTTGAAGGTGTATTAGATGCATTGGCAATTAATGGAATATCATCATTGGGTAACAAACTCACACAGGCACAAATTGATTTGATTAACAGTGTTAAATCACAAGTTATAGTTTGTCCTGATCGTGATAAATCTGGTGGTAATTTAGTAGACATAGCAACAGAAAATAACTGGAAAGTTAGTTACCCAGAATGGGAATCTGGTGTCAAAGACACAGCAGAAGCAGTACAAAAATATGGTAGATTATATACTTTACAAACTATTATTAAATCTGCTACAAATAACAATGCAAAAATTCAAGTTTTAAAAAAAATAGGAGTTAATTAAAAATGAAAATTGATACGTCTGATCAGAGCAAACGCTCACAACCACAATCAAAGATGCCTCCAATGCCCCCTTTACAACCAGGGCAATTGATGTATGAAAATGGAATAATTTATTTCAGTGATCACTTTGATAGCACAACTACAAAACCTGTAATTAATACAATTATTGAAAAAAACCTTTTACCACAAAAAGAAAGGCCAAAAGAAATTACACTAGTAATTAATTCACCTGGCGGACAAGTGCATTCAGCATTTGCACTAATTGATACAATAAAAGGATCTGCTATACCTATAAAAACAATAGGATTAGGAATGATTGCTAGTTGTGGTATATTAACTTTTATGTCAGGAACTAAAGGTCGTAGATTCATTACACCTAACACAAGTATTTTATCACATCAATACAGTTGGGGCAGTGCTGGTAAAGAACATGAATTATTTGCAAGAGTAAGAGAATTTGAATTAAGTACAGCACGTATGATGGATCATTACAAAAAGTGTACCGGTTTAAGTGAAAAGAAAATTAGAGAAGTATTACTACCTGCTGAAGACGTTTGGTTAAGTGCCAAAGAAGCAGTCAAATATGGTATTGCAGATAAAATTGTATCAACTTATTGAGGAATTAATGGCAGGAAAAACAAAAGTTAAAAGTCAGATTCTTATAAATGATAATGATGACAGTATTGCGTTTGAAGTAAACAGAAGAAAAAAATGGGCAACTGTTACCTATTATTACACATGGAACAGCACAGAAGAAATTATTGATTGTACACTATTAGAAGCAGATGAAAGATATGAACAAGCTCTAAAAAATGGGTACAAGATAGGTTTTTGATGAAACAGAGTAATTGGTGGAAAATTTTACAGGAAGTGAAAGTATAATGGAAGTAGAACTAATTGATAAAATGGGCAGTGACTTAACTGTAGTAAATGCCGCAAGGGTAAGTTTTGGAAAAAACAAAGAAATGTTTGAAGCATCTGATGAAAAATTAATTTCATTTTTAGCCAAACATAATCATTGGTCACCATTTGCTCATTGCAGTGTACAGTTTAGGATTAAAGCACCAATCTTTGTTGCTAGGCAGTTGGTCAAGCATCAAGTAGGTTTAAGTTGGAATGAGATCAGCAGACGTTATGTTGATTATGAGCCAGAATATTATATTCCTACACTTTTTAGAAAAAGAGCAAAAGATAAAAAACAAGGTAGTAGCAATGAAACAATTGAATATGATATTGCTGATACAATAAAAAATGCCAACACAACATACAATGATATGTTGGACAAAGGTATTGCTCCAGAATTAGCAAGAATGGTACTGCCACAAAACATGATGACTGAATGGTATTGGACAGGTAGTTTATATGCATTTGCTAGGGTTTGTGAATTAAGATGTGCAGAAGACACGCAAGAAGAAACAAGAATTATAGCAAATTCAATTGATGTGTTTTGTAATGAAGAATTTCCATATAGTTGGAAATACTTGCGAAATAGAGATTAATATAGTATAGTAATAATATGGCAACAGTATACACAGACGATTTACAGAAATTATTTTTAGAATTTATGGTCACAGATCCTGAATTATTTGTCAGGGTGCGTAATATTATTCAACCTGAATACTTTAGTAAAAAATATGTTGAAACAACAGCAATGTTTGTTGAGTACACTGAAAAGTATAAATCATTACCCACAGTGGATCAAATCAAAGCAAAATGTGAAATTGATTTGAAACTTGTACCAGATATTGATGAATCTCAAAAAGATTGGTTCTTGGATGAGTTTGAAACTTTTTGTAGACACAAAGCACTTGAAAAAGCCATTATTGAAAGTGCTGACATGTTAGAAAAAGGAGACTATGGTCCGGTAGAAGAAAAAATTAAAAATGCAGTTAGGGTTGGATTAACAAAAGATCTTGGAACAGATTATTTTGAAAATCCTAAAGCAAGATTATTATCTTTAAAAGATAACAATGGAACAATTAGTACAGGTTGGAAAGCATTAGACAAGAAACTGTATGGTGGATTTAACAAAGGTGAATTAAACATCTTTGCAGGATCATCTGGTGCTGGTAAAAGTTTGTTTTTACAGAATTTAGCACTCAATTGGATTTCGCAAAAAATGAATGTGTTGTATTTTACATTTGAATTAAGTGAAGAATTAAGTTCAATGAGAATTGATTCTATGACCACAGAAGTACCAAGCAATGAAATTTTCAAAAAGATTGATGATGTTGATTTAGAAGTCAGAATGCAGAGTAAAAAATCTGGTAAATTTCAATTAAAATACATGAGCAGTGGGTCAAGCACTAACGATTTAAGATCATATTTGAAAGAATATCAAATACAAAAAGGTGTAGCACCTGATGTTGTATTAATTGACTATTTAGATCTTATGATGCCAATTAGTAAAAAGATATCACCAGCAGATATGTTTTTAAAAGACAAATTTGTATCAGAAGAACTGCGTAATTTTGCAGTTGAAAATCAGTTTGTTTTGGTCACTGCATCGCAACTTAACAGAGGTGCAATTGAAGAAGTTGAATTTGATCAAAGTCATATTGCAGGAGGTATTAGTAAAATCAATACTGCTGACAATGTTATTGGTATTTTCACAAGTAGAGCAATGCGTGAGCGTGGAAGGTATCAAATACAGTTAATGAAAACCAGAAGTTCAGGTGGTATAGGATCAAAAATTGATTTAGGATTTGATATTGACACATTAAGAATTACAGATTTAGATGAAGATGCTGAAGTAAATCAAGCGGCAATAACAACAGCAGATGCCTTAACATCAGCAATTAAGAAAAGAACTTCAACTGTGTCAACTAACAAAACTGAAAATGTTGTTGTAGCAGAACGTACAGAAAATGCAAAAAATTTAAGAGATTTATTGAAATCACAGAGTGAGTTATTCAACGAAGAATAACATCATAAAATGATTATAGATTGATAATAAATAATTGTATGATGAAAAAAAATACACGTTCTATACTGGAAGAAATCAGCAGAGTAGTACCACATGCGGATGTACACAATTTGCTTGAGTCAAGAGCCAGTCATGTGATATCGTCAGCAATAAATCTAACAAAAATGATATATGAATCGTATGATGAATCCACAGCAGATGATTTAGTAAAAAGATTAATAAACAGTATTAAAGCACAAGATCCAAGAAAGTTTGAACGTGGTATTAAGAAAATAATTGAATCAGATGAAAGCAAATGAACTTAATTTATCAGAAGACACTAATCTTCATCTTACACATCTTGAAGATCTTGCTTTGTTCCAAGGAAAGCAAGGTGCTGAAAAAGCCATTGCATTTTTAAAAAATTTAGCCGATCTAGCCAAAACGTCAAGCCCAAAAAAATATAATGTTACACTCAAATGGGATGGATCACCGGCAGTGTTTTGTGGTACAGATCCTAGCGATGGTAAATTTTTTGTAGGTACAAAAGCAGTTTTTAACAAAGGTGCTAAACTTAACAAAAGTATCAAAGACATTGATATTAATCATCCAGATGCCAAAGAACCTGGTGATAAAGCAGATTTACGATTAAAATTAAAAAAAGCATTTATTGGATTATCAAAGTTAGGCATTGAAAATGTATTACAAGGTGATTTGCTTTTTACATCTGACAGTTTAAAGACCATACAGCACAAAGGACAATCATATGTTGCATTTAAACCCAACACAATAACTTATGCAGTACCTACTAACTCGAACCTAGCACAAGAAATTCAACAAGCAGATGTTGGTATTGTGTTTCATACATCATATTCAGGCAGTTCATTAGAAACAATGAGTGCAAGTTTTGAAGTTGATTTATCTGCATTGACAAGAACAAAAGAAGTATGGTTTGATGATGCTTACATCAAAGATTTTACTGGCATAGTGAATTTAACTACAGGTGAATATCAATCAATTTCAAATGCAATTAACGATGCTGAAAAATATATACAACAATCACAGAATATATTTTCATTTTTAGATGCTTCTGAATTAGGAAAAAAATTAAAAGAATATATTCATGCAAATCACAACAACATGGTAAGAGCAGGAACAATAGAACAAGATCCTGCTAAATTTTTTGATGGATTTGCAAAAGATTATGAACAACGTATTGAAAAAGAAATTGCCAAATTAAAAACTGGTAGAGAAGGTCCTGCAGGACAAAGAAAATTGTTAGCATTAGAAAACTGGAAAAAAGTTTATTACAGTAACAAAGCAAACATTGAGGCATGGTACAGTTTGTGGTTAAAACTGTCAAGTATAAAAAATACATTGTACCAAAAACTAAGAAACATCAAATCAATTGATGCATTTGATCAAGAAGGCGACACATATAAAGTTAGAGATCAAGAAGGTTTTGTTGCAGTTGATCACATTGGTAATGCTGTGAAGGTTGTAGACAGATTAGATTTTTCAAGAAAAAATTTTGCAAAAGAAAATTTACAGTTGGTTAATGATTTAACTGAAAGCAGAGCTTTTAGATCCCGACAAGATGTTGGTAATTACACAGCCAAAGAAGTTGGAGAAATAATTTATGTTTATTGTCTAGCACTGACAACATTAAAGAACGAATTTAAATATAAAAAAATAGCTAGAGAATATGCAACAAGAACTATGAGTTATGGTGATTTTGATTATTTTAGAACAAATGGCACAGATTTATATTTGCTGATTCACAGTTTAATTGGATCAGGAAGTATTATACAATTCAAAAACAAAAGTGCAAGTGACTCATATGTTGAAAGATTATCTAACAACAAGTTTTTTCTTTTAGACTTTTTAAATTATCTTGAAATGACAGAAGTAGATAATTCATTAGCAAACAGATTGCTTTTGAAATTAGAAAAGCAGTTTAACGTGTCATTAGCACAGTCTAAAAAAATTAGAAGAGAATTATCAATGTACGATTTTCTCAAAATAAAAGACAAAGCAAATATTGTCAATTTAGTATTACATCAAATCAGAAATTATGTACCAAGAAGTGAGCTTTACAGACCTTTACAAGATATGTTTAAAGAAAGACGTTTAGTTAATGAACCTCGTAAACAGTTAAAATTAAGAAAAAGTGTGGCACCCGGTGCAGTTTAATGTATACCTATAATCAGAACAAAGAAACATATATCAAAATAGCAGAAACTTTAGAAATTTACAAGTTGTCTACTAAAATTCCATTGTCATACAACAATGACAAAACAGACCAGTTGTCTGAAAAAGATTTTGATCATATCAAGCAGTTGATTTCTATATATGGCAAAATACTTTTTTTTACAAAACCTGCATTTAAAGACAGTTTATATTCATTTAAATTTGGTGTTGAACAAGAAAATTTGTTCAAACAAGGCGATAATCCAGTGGGTGTGCTACAGCAAAGATTAGACAAAATCATCCTTTTTAATGATACTATAAATACATTGGGTAATAATATAAATACATATATTACAAAGGAGCATTGAAAATGGAAAACAAACCAGCACCCAAATCTGAACCAAAATCTCAGTTAACCAAAGATATTGAATCAGAAAGTTTAGAATTTCATGTGGCAATTTCACGTGAAAGACATGATGAAATCAGTGCAAGGTTTGATAGAGTTGATGCTCGTATGGAAAAAATAGAATTAAACATGGAGAAAGGGTTTTCTAAAATAGAAAAAATAATTATGTGGTCAGTTGGAACTATGTTCTTTACTATGATTTCTATATATATTTCTACTTTGATAGTCCCTTTATTACAATAGTATGCTGATTGCTGAAATAGGTACACCTCAAATATATGGAAAATACAAATCCAGTATCAAACGAAGATTTCGTTGCCAAGCAGGTCCTCGTAAAGGAAGAATTGTAGCAGATCCTTCAACTTGTACAGCACCAATTAATCTAAGAAAACGACAGCAGTTCAAAGCAACTAGAAGAAAATTATCTACAATACAAGGTAAAAGATCTACCTATACAAAAAAATACAATCCAACATCTAAAGTTGTTAAAAACTTAAATAGACAGATTAAAAAAAGTAAACCCACTTTCAAAAAGACAGGAAAGAAATAATGCTTATATCAGACATATTTAACAGCAATATTGATGAAGCAAAAATGATTTATGGCCGTAAAGGCAAACAAGTGGTTAAAAAGTATCGTTGTACTTTTGGACGTAAAAAAGGAAGAATCGTGTCAAATCCAGGTGTGTGCAGTGCACCGTTGGATATCAAAAAACGTATGACAATGAAAAAAATGAAGGCACGACTTGGGTCAAGATTAGTTAGAAAAATTAAATTTACTAAAAGATTTAATCCAGCATCTAAGCGAGTAGCGTCAATGAACAAGTCGCTGAGACGAAGATAATACTTGATCTTTTTGTAAAATTTTGTTATATTAGTGTATATAAAAAGGAAAACACATGACAAAAAAACAAACATCTTATCCAGAATATAGAACCATAAATGAAGCATATGAGCATTTTAGACTTGTGAGAATTTTGTTCAAATACTCGGGTGTACCAAGTGATTATTTAGAACACATGAGAAATCAAGTTGATAAATTTACTACAAAACTAGCAGGTACTTCAAGTAAAAAAGTCAAAGAAATGAAAGATATTTTGTCTGTGTTTAAAAAATCTTTTATAAAAAAAGTAGTAAAAAAAGGAACAGAGGATAAAAATTTCAGTTTAGCACTGTACACTACTAAAACCAATAATGGTGTGCAAATTGGAGAATATTTTGTTAAAATTTATAAAACAGATACATCTGCAAGAAAACTATACAGTGTACATGACAACCACAATAGACCTTTAGTTAAAGATTTACTATTGTATGAAGTTGCTTTTATGCTGGTACACAGTTTTCATAATGATTATGATTTTGGTGATCAGCCAGTTGAAGACATATTAGAACAACATACTGAGTACAAAAAAATTATTTTCAATTACGAAACACAAAAAAATAAACTAGATGCTACAAGCCCAGAAGATTCTGAGTACAACTACTACAAAAACATGGTGCTAGGGCTTAAAAGAAGCTTAAATCAGGTTTATAGGGGTATTAATAGCAAATACTCGCGTTTAATTAAAGCAGAAAAGACTAAATAAAAGTATGAAACTAAATGATTTAACATCCAAGTATGAAACACGTATTGCAAGAGTAAATCGTTGGCTTGAAGAAACTTACGGTTTTAAGGTTTATGACAAAGTAGGGCTAGAAGAACTGTACAGAGTCAAAACAGACCTTGATGCACAGCGTGAAAGTTTAAAATTATCTTTGCCTTTCAACTCATATCATCAAAATCCAGAGTATGCAAAAAACATATTGCTTTCAGAAGCAGTGGTTTTAATGATTGGTCAAATTGATGATTCTGCAATTGAAGGAATGAAAGCAGATCATACACACAGTTGTGGTTGTGATCACAATGAATCATGTGATTGCCCTAGTGATTGTGAGTGTGGTTGCAATGCTGATCAACCAGCAGTAACTTTGAAACCTTCTGAAGCAGTTGAATCAAAGCAAGAAGTTGTCAAAGAACAAGATGAGCTAGAACAAGCAGAAGTTATTTTAGCATCAAAACAGTTAGTTGATGAGATGCAACAGATTATTGAGAAACTTGGTAAAATGCAAAACGATGAATTAGGTGCAATAGTTGATCAAATGACATATCAAAAAGGCGCCGACACAGCAGTTGCATTCAATGATGCAGTTTCATCATCTTTAGAAAATTTATTATCACTTGCAAGAGAAACAAAAGAACAAATGAATAATGAAGTTTTAAAATTGCAAGGTGAAATGCCAGCATCAGATATGGCATCAGCAGATGACTCAATAGATGACCAAATGGATAACCAGGATGACGAAGAATTAGATTTACCAGCAGACAGTGATTTATCAACTGATGGTGATGAAGCGTCAGCAGGTCCTGAAGAAGAACCATTAGGCAGAGCTAAAAAGTCGTAATGCAATGCGTTTGTCTGAACTACAATCAGTAAAAGAAAACTATTTTACAAAAATCAAAACAGATGCAAAGAATCTTTTGATGTCTTTGATTGCACAAAAGAAAGACACAATTGATACTAATGAATTTATTAATGAATTATCAAGTATGGGACATAATGTAACTGTTGGTTCTTTACAAGACTTGTTAAAAGATTCAGGTCTTATACAAAGTGTTAATGACAAAGAAATAAAAATCAACAAAGACGTAAATTTAACAACATACAGCAATGATGGTAAAATGGACAATGAAAAGGTAGTTGACAAACTGGCAAGTAAATCCATTGCTAAATCGTTAAAATAGTGAATTTATTTTTAAACTTAATTCTTGCATTTCTCAGCGAAAAAGTTTAATATTAACTATTGGAAATAAAATGTCATTATTAGTAAAAAAATTTGATTATCACAATTTGAAAAGAACTACCATAGAAGGTAAGCGTCACTATTTAGACAACAACGGAAAACCTGTTCCGTCAGTTACAACAGTGTTGTCACATTTAAAAGACATGACTGGTTTAAACAAATGGAAAAAAAGAGTTGGCAATCAAGAAGCTCAACGTATTGTCACAGAATCTGCTAACATAGGAACAATAACACACAAACATTTAGAATGTTTTATTGAAGGTGTTGATCGTCCAACTGGCAGTAACTTGATTTATCAACAGGCCAAACAATTAAGTGATATCATTATTGAAAATGGTATGGCTAGTGTTGATGAAGTATGGGCAATTGAACAAAGTTTGTGCTTTCCTGGATTGTATGCCGGAACAGCTGATATGATTTGCACATATAAAGGTGAGCCTGTAATTGGTGATTTTAAAACATCAAGACAGGTCAAAAAGCGAGAATGGGTTGAGGATTATTTTATGCAATGCGCCGCTTATGCCCTTGCTCACAACGAAATATATAACACAGATATAAGTGCTGGGTTAATTTTTATAGTATCACATTCAGGAGAATACCAAGAATTTACAGTCAAAGGCGAAGAATTTAAAAAATACACAGATATGTGGCTTGATAAAGTAGAACAATACTACAAAACAAACTAAATAACAGTATAGTTTAGGACAATAATATGACAACGACTTATGTAAGATTAAAAAACCGTAGAGGAAACAGGGAAAACTTGCCACAGCCTCTTGCAGAAGGTGAAATAGGTTTAGCAACAGATACACGAGAACTATATATTGGTACTGGTTCACAAGATTCAAAGAACCGTATGGTACAAATAGATAGTTTTTTAAATGCTGAACTACAATCACAGTCTTTGATTGATAATAGATTAGTGATGTTTAAACTAGCAGAAACTCAAAGTTTTCAAGGTAATGGCACAGATGCATCATCAACAGTTTTAAACGGTGGTACAGCATTAACATTACCGTCAACTAAATCTACACCAGTTGATGCAGATGACATTGTAGTTACAAAGTTTGATATTAACAATGTGCCAACTTTTATAGAAAGTTCACAGTACACAGTGTCTGTAGCAGGAAATGATCTCACAGTAACTTTTGTTGCTTCAGCAATACCGGAACAAAATTCTACAATTGTTGTCTCAAAATGGACATCAAACGAAATCGTAGCAAAAGTTAAAAACCAATTTCCAAATCTAGTAACTGATCAATCTTTATCAACAAATCAACTTTATATTGATTTAACAACAGGAACAGGATTTATTGATATTGGATCATCAGGTTATACACAGTCTCAAATTGAAACAGATTTATTAACAACATCAGGTGCAAGTGGCAGTGCTGATTATATTGATTGTTTTTCAAACACTGGTACAAACACCACATTAGATATTAGAGGTGCAATTACACAGTTAGGTTATGCAGTAGGTTCTCTTTTTGTACCTGGTACATTATTAATTGAAACTGATTCTCCTACGCAGGCATTAACATTGTCAACGTTTCTTAACATTGCACTCGGTACTTCACAGACATCTGTTGCAAGTAATATAAAAATTTTTACACAAGATTCTAAGCCATCATTAACAAGTAATCAATATATTTCAACAAATGGCTTGATTAGAAAAACTTTAACTGCAAACACATCAGCAACTGTTACAAATTTTAATGGTCAAACAGAAAACACTGTTATCATTGATTACTCTTTAAAAATAGGTACTGCATATGCAGTAGGAACTATTAAAATAATATCTGACCATCCAGATAGCACAAATATTGAGTACATGGACGACAGGATTGAAACAAATGATACATCAGCAGTTGTATTTTCTACTCCAACTGTGTCAGGAACAACCATTGCATTAAACTACACAAACAGCAATCTAACTACAGATGCATCAATGTCGTATGTATTAAAACGTTGGTTAACTTCTTAACAAAAAAATTAAATATCATTGCAAAGATATCTTGACAAACCACTGGTTGATATCATAAAATATTAAAAAATTAAGGTAAATACATTGTTGACTAATGTTTTTGGAGAAAAAATGAATAAGAATACAGAACTATACATTATCAAAAGAGACGGCAGAAAAGAATTACTAAACATAAACAAAGTTCACAAAATGACTGAAGCGGCTTGTGAAGGTTTGAATGGTGTTAGTTCATCTGAAGTTGAAATGAATTCGGGACTACAATTTACCGACAGCATGACCACAAATGAAATACAAGAAATTTTAATTAAGTCAGCAAATGATTTAATCAGTTTAGAGTCGCCAAACTATCAATATGTTGCGGCAAGACTTTTACTTTTCAGTTTACAAAAACATGTGTTTGGTAAATTCACACCATCTGATGCACATACTCCTTTGAGATTTGTTGTTGCTAGAAACATTGAAAGAGGTGTATATGACAGAGCTATTTTAGAAAAATACAGTGATGACGAATGGGCCAAATTAGACTCATATATGAGACATGATAGAGATTGGAATTTTACATACGCAGGTCTAAGACAAGTAGTTGACAAATATCTTGTACAAGATCGTAGCAGTGGATCAATTTTTGAAACACCACAATACATGTACATGATGATTTCAGCAACACTGTTTGCAGATTATCCTAGAGATACTAGAATGAAATATATCAAAAAATATTATAATGCAGTATCTCAGTTTAAAATTAATATTCCTACACCTGTAATGGCAGGTGTGCGTACACCAATGAAACAGTTTGCAAGTTGTGTTCTTGTTGATGTTAACGATTCGCTACCATCAATCTTTTCAAGTGATATGGCCATTGGTAGATATATTGCACAAAGAGCCGGCATTGGAATCAATGCAAGTAGAATTAGAGGTATCAATTCAAAAATACGTGGTGGTGAAGTTGCACACACAGGTGTGATTCCTTTTCTTAAGAAATTTGAATCAACTGTAAGATGTTGTACACAAAACGGAGTACGTGGTGGTAGTGCCACAGTTCATTTCCCTATTTGGCATCAAGAAATCAAAGACATTCTTGTATTAAAAAACAACAAAGGCACAGAAGACAACAGAGTACGTAAACTTGATTATTCAATTCAGATATCAAAATTATTTTATGAAAGATTTTTAAACAATGAAGATATAACTTTGTTTTCACCACATGATGTTCCTGGTTTATATGAAGCATTTGGAACAGATCAATTTGATGACATGTACGAAAAAGCAGAAAGAAAAACAAGCATAAAGAAAACAAAAATATCATCACAAGAACTGTTTGGAGAACTTTTAAAAGAAAGAGCAGAAACAGGCCGTATTTACATTATGAATATTGACCATGCTAACTCACACAGTTCGTTTTTAGATAAAGTTAGTATGTCTAATCTGTGTCAGGAAATTACATTGCCCACAACACCAATAGAACACATTGACGGAGATGGTGAAATTGCATTGTGTATTTTATCAGCAATCAACGTAGGACAATTAAGAGATCTTGATGAACTTGAAGAATTATGTGACTTGTCAGTTAGAGCGTTAGATGAAATTATTGATTATCAAAAGTATCCTGTAAAAGCGGCTGAGATCAGCACAAAAGCACGTAGAAGTCTAGGTATTGGATATATTGGTCTTGCACATTATTTGGCAAAACATCAAGTAAACTACAGTGACAAAGGTGCATTAAGAGTTGTACATGAATTAACAGAAGCATTTCAATATTACTTGATTTCTGCATCAGTTGAATTAGCAAAAGAAAAAGGCAAGTGTGAATATTTTGATAGAACAAAATATTCAAAAGGATTGTTACCAATTGATCATTATAAAAAAGAATTAGATGAAGTTTGTAACTCAAAATTAAAACTCAATTGGGAAAAATTGAGAAAAGAAGTTGTTGCTAGTGGTATGCGACATTCAACACTGTCAGCACAGATGCCATCAGAAAGTTCTTCCGTTGTTAGTAATTCAACCAACGGTATTGAACCACCAAGAGCATATTTGAGTATTAAAAAAAGCAAAAAAGGTCCTTTAAAACAGATAGTTCCACAATACAGTCAGTTGAAAAACTTTTACACACTGTTATGGGATATGAAAGGTAACGACGGTTATATCAATGTTGTTGCTGTGATGCAAAAGTTCTTTGATCAAGCAATATCAGGAAACTGGAGTTACAATCCAACACAGTATGAAAACAATGAAATTCCAACCAGTGTGATGTTCAAAGATTTGTTGACAACTTATAAATTAGGTTGGAAAACAAGTTACTATCAAAACACATATGATTTCAAAACTGATCCAGCAGAAGTTGAAGTACCAACAGAAAAAGCGGCTGAAGAATTTAATACTTTTGAAAAAGAAGGACAACAAATACTAGGTAATAACGTAGCAGTAGATGAAGAAAACTGTGAAGCTTGTACGATATAAATCAAGAGGAAATAATGACAAAGACTGTTTTTAATAGAAACGAAATTGATTTTACTAAAGAACCAATGTTTTTTGGTGCTGACCAAAATCTTCAGAGATATGATATTTTTAAATATCCACAGTTAGATAAATTAAATCAAACCATGCTAGGATATTTTTGGAGACCAGAAGAAGTTAGTTTGCAAAAAGATCGTTCTGATTATCAAGATTTTAGACCAGAACAAAAACATATTTTTACATCAAATTTGAAATACCAAACATTACTTGATTCAGTTCAAGGACGTGGTCCAAGTTTGGCTTTTTTACCTTATGTATCAAATCCAGAACTTGAAGGTTGTATTATTACTTGGGACTTTTTTGAAACTATTCATTCACGTTCATACACACATATCATGAAAAATGTTTATTCAAATCCAAGTGAAGTTTTTGATACAATTTTAAATGATGATGAAATTGTAAAAAGAGCAATTAGTGTTACTAAAAACTATGATAAGTTTAACCAACTTGCTGAAGATTATTTTCATAGAGGCAAAGGAGATATAAAAGAAGTCAAACGTCAATTATATCTTGCAATGGTAAACGTAAACATTTTAGAAGGTTTGAGATTTTATGTTTCTTTTGCTTGTACTTTTGCATTTGGTGAATTGAAACTAATGGAAGGTTCTGCTAAAATTATTTCATTAATTGCTAGAGATGAATCTCAGCATTTAGCATTGTCAACACACATTATTAAAAATTGGCAACAAGGTGATGATACTGAAATGTTAAAAGTAATAAAAAATGAAAAAGACACAGTGTATGACATGTTTAAAACATGTGTTGAAGAAGAAAAAGCATGGGCAAACCATCTGTTTAAATCTGGATCTATTATTGGATTAAATGAAACACTGTTACATAGATACGTAGAATTTATTGCAAACAAAAGATTGAAAGCAATAGGATTTGATCCTATTTTTGATCAACCAGTAACTCAAAATCCTTTACCGTGGACACAGCATTGGTTATCAAGTTCAGGATTACAAGTAGCACCACAAGAAACTGAAGTTGAAAGTTATATTGTAGGTGGTGTTAAACAAGACGTAAACAAAGACACATTCAAAGGATTTAAACTAT